ACGGGAGTCGGGGCGGTCGGGTCGGATTTGTGCGTCACCATCGACCACACGAAACCGGCCAGAGTAATGATTGCGCCCAATCCGGTTTCAAGGCCTGCGTCTGTGGTGAGTCCCCTAGTCACTAGGACAGAGCCAGCGCATTTCAGGATGGTTCGGACGATGGATAGGATTTGATCTTGGTTCATAGATTGTTCTTCCGCTTCTTGTTTCTGATCAACCGATAGAGGGAGATCGCCGCAACGAGTGTTCCAATCAGCAGCGAAAGGAATTTGAGCACCTCATCCGCGATGTTGATATAGGCCACCCAACCGGCAGCAGTGCCGACGATTCCAACCACTCCATTGGTTACGGTTTCCACGGTTGAAGAATGTTCGGTCATTGCTCTGTTCGATTTTGGATTGAAGTCAACGGGGTTATTGGATTTTGCCCGACATGGTTACTTTACCGCCGATCATCCTTGATAAAGATGTCAGCTCCCAAGGAATTAGAACCGGCGAAGGCATGACAATATTCCCAGCTCCATCAAATGAAAACGGAGTCCACACTTGCCGCGAAGTGTAAAGGCCGGTTCCTGCCTCGGTTGATCTGTTGTGCCATTGATCTCGGCCAAGAATCCATTTGCCATTGTATTGAACGACGAAAGAGGGTTGACCATTGTACGCGCTGGCCGGGCTATATCTCGCGTCGTTTACTGGATCAACGGCCCATAGCTGATTAACCGTTTGATTTGTCCACGCTCCGAGAATGCTTGAGCTTGTGATGTATCGCTCGCCGTAGCTTGACGTGTTGTCGTAATAATTTCCGTAACTGAAAATCGCGTAATAATTGCCCGATCCGTTGCGGAACAAAACAGGAGCTTCGTCGCTCGAATTGAGCCGGACAACGGCCTGCGTTGCGCTTGGCGTGAGATAGTCGGATGCCAAAAGTGTAATCCTCATCTGTCCGTTGGTGGACACTTGGTTAGTGTCCGAGTGAATCAAAAACGCTCTCCCGTCCACGTCTTTAAACAGGTTGCAATCTTTCACGCCACCCGCTGGCAGCGTGTTTGTGGAGTACCAATTCCACGGCCCCGCCGGTAGCGTGCTTGTGGCCACACATGAGAGGCTGTCGCGTGTGTTGTGAGCCCAGAGCGTTAGAAGTCCGGTCGATGCGTTCTTAACAAAGTGCGGCCTTTGAGCGATCATGTTCAGGTCTGGCAGGATGTTCCCAACGAATGTCCAGTTGCGTAGGTCTGTGCCCTTGTACATCCATACGCCTTTATATGCGCCTGTCGGAAGGTCTACGGCGGACGCTCCAGCGTCGATATAGTTCAAGCTTCCGCCATACCAATAATAGAAGCCATCGGTTGCCGTGTTGTCGTAGATGTCTCCGTAGTGCGCCTCGATCAAGCTGCCAGAATTATCGCGCCAATCTTCGTTTGGTTTAAAGCTCCAAGGAACGAAGAACGCATTGCTGGATACCGATGACGTTGTAGTGCTCAAGCTCGCATCGTATGCGATTGCTCTGAAATCAAGATTGGTTGAAAAACTCAGCGTGAACGGACCAGAATAAAGCAAGCTTGAAGTCGTTGGGACCGTTCCATTGGTCGTGTAATAAATGGACGCGCTAGTAGTCCTGCTCGTTAGCGTCACCGTGCGCGATCCCGTGGGAAATCGTCCACCCCAAGGGCTAATAATTGGAGCCATCGGCCTAGCGCGTGCCGTGGTTGAGGCCGTTGCATAAAGCCTCAATTCAGCCAGCCCCGACCATGATGGATAAAGAAGCCTGAAACATTGAGCTGACGCGCTGGCTGAACGTTCCCACATCCTAAACCGATAATAGAAAGGCGTGGTCGGCACTGTGTCCAGCGTCGTCGGGCTTGTAAACGTTGGCCCTGATGCAGATTGAAGCTGAACACCTTGCATGTACTCCTCTTTGCCGTAATTGGAAAACGTCGAAGGTTGAGGCGCAAAAGCGTAGCCCGTAATCGTGGCATTTGTTCCGGTTCCTAGATCGTAGCCAATCCAGCCTCCAGAACCAGCGGGATCTGTCCAATAAGTTGTTAAATCTCCATCATTGATATTTGCAGAAGCGGAAGCTGTACTTGTAACAATCGAACCTATCAATTCAACTTCGCCCGTTGCGGCGCGTGCTGAGCATGACCAGACCAATGCCAGAATAAAAAGAATGCGCTTCATTTATCGAGATGCCCAAGTGTCGTTCAGTGTCTTCTCAACAATCACAGAATCAGACGCGCTTAAAGCGGGAGAATAGATGACAAGAGCAAAAACCTTGAAGCTAGATGCTTGGTCAGCTCGCCCAACTCTTAAAGCGGTGGCCGGAGAACTTCCTGTGCTGTTAGCCGCTGCATCAATCCAGTTACCATTGTTCTTGCGAAGACCTGCAAGAAGTGAAACAACTCGGCCTTGTAGTGTATAAGTTGTACCACCAGCAACAAGGCTGGCAGATGTGGCTCTGTCTGTTCCTGAGCCCCATCCAAAATACATATCCCCTGATCCGCTTCCTGTAAGAACCTGCCAATCTGTTGCTGGAGATTGAGTTGTACCTCCAACGTACATTGCGTAACCAGTCCAAGAAACTGGTTGCATTACCATAAATACAGACATAGATGTTAATCCGCCAAAGGATTGCGCGGTCTGCATTTGAACAGACGTTCCAGTGAGTCCGGGAAGTCCGTTCTGTTGGTTCAGCTTGTAAACCCATTGATTGGCTGAGTTGTTGGTAAGGTGCCTTCCATTACCAGAAAGGTCAGACCATTGTTTTACAACGTCGTTATTAGCGCATGGAGTGGTGCCGGGGTAATTGTTAAACGCATTCGATCTAGCGTCATACCAAGCGTAAGGGACTGTTGTAATCCCCAGATAAGCAGGAGCCCAAGACAGTTGGACTGTAGTGCCGCTAGTTACCGATCCAACAAGCGTTCCGCTTCCTGCTGTGGGAGCGGATGTGGGCAACACTAGAGCGTAATTTGCTGAAATAGATGACGGCGCAGTTATGTCGGCGTAATTAACTTGCGCCCCGTCGTAAAAGCGGTTAGTGCCTGCGCCCGATCCGCTAATTGTTAGATTGGTTGTAACTGTTACAGAACCGGCCGTAAGCGTGTTCGTTACTGTTACGGAACCGGCTTGAATGAGTGGCGCGTTTAACGTGTTTGCAAAAGTGGAAATTTGCGCTTGGTCTACGGTCAAGGCCTCAGTCGGCGTGGTCCCGTTGCCCGTTATTAGGTGGAAAATGCCTTGATCCGATGCCGATCCGTTTCGGCTAAAAGCCAGCCCTCCGAGAAATTGGCCGCCAGCCACATAGCGAGAGCCGCTCCCGACATTGGCGGATGCAGAATCATTAATTAAATCCTCAGTCCACCATGTTGCCTGACTACCTGCGGCATAAGCCGTATTATTTGTGAAATGAGTATCTAATGCCCGAGTTGCGGCAGTCTTCTGAATTATTGTCGCCATTGTGCTTGGTGTAGCTGTTCCAACAGCTAGAGAGCCAACCGAAAAGACATTCGTTACGACGCCTTGGTCAGCCCAAAAACGGTTGGGAGCGGATATATTTTGAGCTGTTAACGTAAGGCCCGAATAAGTGAAATAGGTATCACCGCCGAATGCCCCTGCGCTGTTATATTGGACAGACGTAGAGCTTCCTCCAGCCGATGCGCTCCCACCCCCGCTTGACGTTGATCCTTGTTGAACCATCGCAAGCGTGCGCGTGCGGTTCTTGAACTTCATTGCCTCAGCAAAATCAGCAGCGATATAAGCACCGCCTGTAGATGTTGGATGAACGCTATCGCCACTCACGTCCCTGCTGGCCAGATAGCTATTCATCGGCACGTAATAGACGTTGAGGCCATCCGAAAGCAGGTTTCCGCAGATGCCTGAAATGATTCGATTGTAAGCGCGGACGATGGCGTCTGAACCATTGTTGTAGGGTGTGCCAGCCGCATAGCCTGCGCTCGTCATTGCTAGACAGTTACCAACGTAGAAATTAGGCCCATCCGCAGTAGATGCTCCCGAGCTTCCAGCCATCCAAAAAAGGTGAATGTCATTGCCCGTGCTGGTCACGGTCATAACAACGGTGTGAGGCCCATCAGACAGACCGGAATAGCGAGCGAGGTAAGGTGCGTATGATTGGCTGTTTCCGGTCGTCAAATAAACGCTGTACGGGTTGACGCTGGTCTGTGCGGTGCCGTCGATTGTGATGACAAATGAGCCGGATGCTCCACCAGCAGAAGAGTTGCCCATGCTACAAACGTAGATCGTTTTTCCGTAGAGCGTAGTGCTTGCGGTTGCGCCGTTCGCCGATGTGTATTTGCCTGCTACGATTGGATAGACAGGATCATTTGACCATGAGCCGGTATATGTGATGGCAGAGCTTTGCCCGTTCACGATGTTAGCCCTCGGGACCGTTAGCCATACAGCCGCAGCGGCCAATGTGTTACTATACATCGCTTGCCCAAGCGCACTCGATCCCGTAAAGCGCATGTCATTGTAGCCACTCAGGATCCAGCTTTGAGAATTGGTCGTGACTGTGTTGGTAAAGATGGCCCCGATCTGGCCTAGGTCAGCAATCTGCGTTCCTGCTACGGCTAGATTCGTAACCGTCCAGGCAGTCAAAGCCGCAAGGGCTGGAGTATATATCGTGCTTGATGCCGTTATGGAATCGCCGTAGGCCGTCGCTGGTCCGGTTGGATAGACCAGATTTGTCACGCCGGTAATCGTGCCGCCCTTAATCGTAAGGTTGGTCGAAAACCCGTTTATGTTGGTTACAAGGTTGGTCGGAGTCGCCCCCACAACGATGTTTGAGACGGTTGTGTAGATGTCGGTAAAATTGGTGTTTACCTTGCCGAAAGCCGTCCTAAGCGTGTCGCCAGTCCCGTCGTTTGCGTTGGTTCCAAAGTTTATGGATAGCTGCGCCCCTTGCACAACGTTGGCCAGAAACAGAAAAACGGAAATGAGTAGAGCGTGAAATCGCATCGTCTTTAAGGGGAAGTCAACGTGTTAACCCCAGCGTGCAATGGATGAGCCCGATCCCGATCCGCTGCCGGTTCCTGAACCGTTGGCAATTTTAAGCGACGTTCCTTGAGTCGTGACGTTCGGCTTAATGTCCACCGATTCAACAATCTGAAGCCGGTTTAGCATCTTAACCACTTGAACGCATTCCGCAGGCGTAAAGATTCTCCCAACGGGTTCTTTCAATAAGTTTGTTTGTTGAATCATGATGCGATTGGGTAAAGAACGGTTGGCCACAAGCCTAGATACCATTCATTTGTGATCTGGAATTTTATGCCGGTTGCTTGGATGCGGGGAGCCTGTTTGAGCCATCCGAAAGCTCTGTCTGTGTAGGTTGTGCCGGGGTCCACCGACGCCATCACTTGATCAATCGGCGCAAACAAACCGGATGGAGGGCTTGTTTCTGCGATTAGTTGCGATCCGCCGTAAACCTTCAGGACGTTGGCTAGTCCGACCGTGCCTGCATAGCGATTTGAGATGGCCTGAGAAACGGAAAAAACGTATTCGCTGACGTAGTAATCCCTCTGCTTAAGCCTCCAAAGGGTGTAATACTGCATGTATCTAGGATCGAGTGATGCTAGGTATGTTTTAGTGAACGGTGGAACATTTCCTGTCAGTGCTGAGTTTTCAGTCTCTGCTTTTGGGTCGTCTGCAAGAATCTCCGTGAACTGCAAAAGTGTAGGGTCAAGAGTAAGAAAAGAAGGATGCGATGCGATGCTTAACGACTTCACATTTCCCAATAGCTCAAACGTCGTTATGATCTCCGTTGAAGTCGTCGATGAGTTATCATCGCCAGCCGACACATAGAGCCGAATCAGCGGAGCCGCGCTTCGGTCGATGCGCTTGGTAAGGCTGGCTGGTTGGGTTAGATACTCCGCTTGAATAGCCTCTTCTGTGCCCTCGAAAACGGCTTCATAACTTGCTCCCCTTGTTGGGTGGCTAGTTGCGTTTACTGTCCGCAACGAAATGGGTGTTGTGCCTAAAACGCTCATGATCCGGTCAGCTTTTTGATTTCGACGATCAACTTTGTTTGCTCATCCCAAATCTTTTTAAGTTCGGTAAGCTGATTTTCCTCCACTACCTGCTTGGGATTTCTGAAAGGATTGCTGGATACATCCACACGGCCGAGTCCTAGGCTGTTTCCATTGCGCTGAGTGTCTGTTAGCTGTCTTTGGTTGGCTGATTTTGCGGTCTGAAAAGCGGCGTATCCTTCAGCGTTGCGAGCGTCATCAAAAGCGGTCAGTTTCTTTGATATTTCTGATCCGTTTTTTCTGGCTTCCAGCTTGAGCTTTTCCGCCTGTTCAAGGTCCGCCTCTTTGTCCGCCTTGGCTTTCGCGTTGGCTATTTGAGCGTCGGCAACTTTCTTTTCTTGAGATGCTCGCTTGGATGCGTATGGGTCGCCTTTAACTCCAAGCATGTGCGCCCAGCCCGTCAGGAAGCTTGACCATTTATCCGCGACAACTTCCGTCAGGCTGTTTCCGAAAATGGCGAGCGGGGTTGTCCATGTGCGCCTTTGCTCTGCCTGCTTCTTCATCGTCTCGATGGAAGCCTCATCGACTACGTTTGCGTTGGCTATCGTGCCGTCAAATCCTTTGCGGATGGCCGGTACAACTGCGTATAGATTCCGATTGCCGAAAACCTTAGCCATAGCAGCGAGCTTTTCGCCGTCCATGGAGGCCGTTTTCATCGCGTCCGCTATTTGAAAGAAGAGTTGCCCAACTTCTTTTGTCTTTAGGTCTGACAGGCTGACACCCAAAGCCGCGAACATCTTTAGCGTCTTTTCTGAACCGGCTCCGCCTTCCTTGATCTCCTCTTGAGCCTTAGCTAACTCAACAAAGGCGTGAGTGAGTTTTTCAGGACCAGAGCCGGACGCCTCCATCACGTTAGAAAGCCTCTGGAATTCGTCCGTCGTAAGACCTAACGCGCCCGCTCCTGCTCTGATTTCTTTGACGCGATCCTGTAGCCCTGTTAATGCGCCTTGAATTTTACCAACGGCATAGGTAAGCCCAAGGCCAGCCACCATTTTTCCACCGAAACCTGAAAGCAACCCGCTTAGCCCTCCCGCGCCTGCGCTAAACACCTTTTGGAAGTGAGCCGAAAACCGATCAACGCTTTGCGTTGCGGTGTTCATCCCCTTCTGAAACCCGCTGCCATCCAGCCCAAGGAACGCCTTAATGTTAAGAGCCAAGCTTGGCCTCCATTGCTTCAGCGGCTTTCATCAAAGCGCGTTCTCTGTCGTTCACAATCTCAAGCCGGTTTTCCCGTTCCGCCTCTGCGCTCATCAGCCACACGGACAGCGGATAGCTCATGTCCATCGCCTCTTGATAACTCCAGCCGTTGCGGGTTGCGCTCATGATTAGGAATTGAATTGATGGCGTGCCCATCTCACGGCCTGCACCGCCTACGCTTTCCTTGCTCCATACTTCCGGCCTCTGGCAGGCCTCGGTGATGTAGGAAAGCATTAGGTCGAACTTGTCCATTAGGTCAGCCTTGCCTATGCGCCAGCCCCACAGGCGAAGGCGTAGGCCCATTAGTGGCGATTGTAGAGATCGGATGGCGTCCTCGTAGGGTTGGGAACAAATCCAGATTGCAAAAACGAGATCGTCAATCGTCGGCATCCGATCCGAACCGATGGCAAAGCCGTTTTCAAATCGCTGCAACAGCAATTCGTGGCCAAGCGAAAAAGGACGGAGCCGCTTGCCTAAAATAACAAACGGCTCCGGTATCGCCGCTTTTAGAAAAGCGGTTTGCATTAGATTAAGAGATGACTTGAGCGACGTTGTTCTCGGTCCAGCGTTCAAGCTCGAAAGTGAGCATGTTGAATCCGGTGTTGCTTTTCTTTTTCGAGCCTGAAACGAAAATCCAAGCGTTATTTGCGCCAGTGGACCCAGCCACCTCGGTATCGCTCGCGTCAGTCACGGTTACGACTGTGCCGGGAAGTGGCAAAATGCTTCCAGCTTGAGCAAACGCAACAGAAGTGGACGAAGGGACGACTTCAATCGTCATCGTCTCTTTCTGGTTGTAATAGATTTTTGCAACGGTTTGGCCGACTGCGTTCTTGAATTCAGCCGACTCAGATTCAACTTTGAAATCAGCGGACTGCACGACAATGGCCGTTCCCATGCCGGTTGCGCTGGGTACGGTTGCCAAGCCCCACACGACTGATTTAGTTCCAAGAATTGCTTCGGCCATAAAAAGTGATTTGTGGGCAGTTCGCCCGGTTCACTTCTGGCTGAAAGTCAACGATTCACAGAGTCGCAGGTGAGCAGGCTAGGGGAATGTCGAAGAATGAAGCCCGCTTGCGTCCGCTTACCTCTTCTCCAGCGGTGATGCTCCCGTGGTATCCAAGACAAGTGAAATTAGTACCGGCAGCGTTCAATAGGGCGGGCAGGTTGGAGATTAGGAACTTGCTTTGAACCTCGGAGCACATTAGCCGGTGATCCGCGCCGGTTGTGTCGTCGTCAATCACTTCGATGGACACGCGAAGGATCGGCTTGAACACGCCGGTAAAGGCAACGGCTTCCTCTCCATCTGATGCGGTCAGAATCACGCAGGGCCGTTGGATAATGCTTTCCTCTCCTTCATCTGCTTGTACGTCCAGATTGTCCGAGCCTGTGTAGATGTTGATGAGCGTGGTCAGTCCTGTGCTGGCGAGGTAGGCGAGTGCCGCTGATTCGAGTTTATGCTTGATCATTTCGTGTTAAATTGTTGCTGAAGTTTGCGTTCGATGTAGCCCTTCATGTCTTTGGTCTTGGCATCGAAAGCGGCTTGGGTAACGGCATCCATGCGCGGGTCAAGAATGTATTCGTCGCTGCCCTTTTTCTTGATGGTCAATCGGTAGATCATCTCAACGAAAGGCTTCCACCCCGGCTTTGCGGGATTGGCCCGCCCTGCCATTTTTACGGGACGTGCGCCGTCTATGTTCATTCCTTGGCGCGTGGCGCGTATGAGGGCCTTTAGCGTTCCAACCCAGCCCGATTTTAGCGAGTTAATGGCACGCAGGCGCGATCCGACCAACTTCTTTTGCGCGGCTGGCATCTCGGAAGGCTTTACAGGTGGCAGTCCCTTCTTTTTCCTCATGCCGTTGATAATCAAATAAACCACCGGCACGGCTTTATAGGAGAACTTGCGGCGAATCTTTCCGTTCTTCCCTACGGTCTGAGCTACTACCTTTGCTCCGAGTGATTCCTGAATCTTTTCCCTCGAAGCTTTCGGTGTGAGCTTGTAAGCCTCGTTCACCACGTCCAGAGCGATGCGGTTGAGAGCCTCCGGCAGTGTGCGCGATGTAAGCTCAAGCTGCTTTTTCATCGTCGCATGAAATTCGGTTAGATCGACGCGCCCGCTCATTTGTTCGCACTCCCCAAAACCAGTTTGACGTAAGCGTTGCTCGCATCAATAGCGGACGTGAGAACGCGATAGGATTTGCCTCTGAACACAACCTTCTTGCCAGTGATCGGGACCGGCACGTCGCTGTCGGTAGTCCAGAGCGTTGAATCTACTGTTACAAGCGTGGAATCAGCCGTTAGGAAGTGTTCCAAGCTGACATTGAGAATGCATGAGACGGTTTCCTCTTTTCCGCCTACAACGATGGCATTGCCAGCCTCGGCCATGTTTGGAACGCATGGAATAAAGGCGGTCTTCCATGTGAAGAATGGCTTCGATCCATCCGGCAGAACTAAAGCGTTATTCAGCTTTAGAAGTGCGGCCTGTAAACACTTGTGAATATCCATAAAACAAAACCCCTGCCCCGATCAAAGGGCAGGGGGAACACACGAACCGAGCAGCGGAGCGGGGACAGATTAAGGATTGATGCGGACGGTGCCAGTGGCGTTGAAGGCCGCGCCAGTGGTTGTCGAAGCACCAAACGTAACGGTGAACCTCGCATAACGAGGAGCGTTAGAAGGCAAGCGGAACAGCGTTTCAGTCGCGGCAATACCCACGCCACCCGCGCCGGTATAGACTACGGTCTGTTGAGCTACCACGCTGGCGAAGTTGGAAACGGTCGAAGTTTCCAGAAGCACAGACACGGTGCGAGTGTCGGGAGCAATCGTGGTACTCAGTGCGGGAATAACCAGAGCAAGCTCCAGATTAGCGATTTTGAACACGTCCAGACCGAAGTCGATTGCAGCACTCGAAGTGCTTGTAGAGGCAGCGGCGGGGAGGGCGAAAGCTGCTGGATTTAGTGTGGCGTCTGTTACCTGTGCGCCGTATTGGTTAGGCATAGCTTAGAATGTCAGGGGTTCAGTCTCCAGAATGGAGTCGGTAGTGATGATTGGGATGCCGTTAGCGCAGCGCGTAGGCCAAGGTGTGGTGAGGGCGCTCGATCCGCTGGGCAGACCGGGTGAATTGCTCATGACAGTTACAGTGCGGCTGGTCTGAAGCTGGCCAACAGAGCGACGAGAGGCGAGCCATACGGTGGGCTTGGCTCCAACGGGCCAGAGCGCATAATTTGCGTTCAGGACTGCATCTGTGAGGCCTTTACCGCTGTCCGCCGTCAGCTTCTTAATTCGGCTGACGCTGTACTTTTGAACGGCCTGTAAACCGATCCACGAAGTGAGCGAGGAAACCCAAGAGGGTTTACCCGATACGTGTTGAATCTGGAAGGGCAACATGTCCATGTTACCATCCAAGCCCATAACCATCGAGGTCGCGCCACGGTCGAAATTCACGCCGTACACCGATGCGCCAGTGCTTGCGGTGGTTCCGCCTGCGTCCGTGACGAGGGAAGAATCCACAAACTGATACAAGCCGGGGAAACCCTTAGCGTCACCCTGTGCGTAGGTGGTCTGGTTGCCGTAATAGATTTGTTTGCCGATGGTCAGAAGCGACTGCTTCATCATACCCATGCTTTCATCAGAAAGCAGCGCATCCACGCCGTCCGAATTGGACTTGGCAACAGCCGCATCAATTTCGATGTAACCTCCCAAAATCATGCAGGCCACTCGGCGCACGTCATAGGCGGAGGTTGAGGAAGCAACACTCGAAGCGTTCGCATCGCGGAACGCTACGGCGGGAAGCGTCTTACGAATCAGAACGTCGTAATAAGTGTTGGTGATGGTTTTGACGGGGAAGATGGAAAGCTCTGGCGCGTACGTCAGATTTTCCTCCACCAGTCCAACCACCTTGTCGGATTGATTGCGCTTGGCAATATCTAGGAGTGTGAGTGAGGGCATAGTTTAGAAGGATTTGATTGTGTTTTTCGCGATGTCCTGTTGAACCGAAGCGCGAAAACGTTCGTAGCCGGTGAGTTCTGCTACGGGTTTGTCGTTGGAAGCTTTGGGTGCGTCTGGAACGGGGTTGTGACCGACTTGCGACACGATCTTGGAAGCCTCAATAGCAGCGGCATTGGCGATCTTAGCTTTATTTTCAGCCTCGACGGTCGCCAGCTTGTCGGTAGCGGCCTTGGCTTCAGCCTGAGCAGCTTCGATGGCCTTTTCAGCCTCGGCAACTTCCTCTTCAGACGCCTTGATGCTGGCGGAAAAATCAGCCTGAGATGCTTCCAGCTCTTTGATTCGAGCGGCGAGGGGAGATGTAGCGGCCAAAATATTGGCGGCTTGGTCCTTCTCAAAAATGGCGAGCTTAGAAGCGAGTGCTTCGTTCTCGGCCTTGAGTGCGCGGGATGACTTGAAAATCATACCCTTGCGAGGAAGTCAACGGATCTAGTCCGCTGTTAGATAGTCGAGAAGGTCTTCTAAAGACGGAGCCAAGCCATCTACCAAGCCTTTTTCAAGAGCATCTGCACCGTTAAAACATTGGCCCTGCATGTCTTCGTCGGCCACGTCTCGATTATCTAGGATTGCGGCCTTAAAGTTGGCGTAAATGGCATCGCAAGAGCTTTGAAACATGCCGCGTTCCGTGTCTGTCATCGCCCTCCAAGGTGCGCCGGATAGCTTGTATTTGCCTGAAGCGATCTCGTTAATCTTGATGCCTTTTTGCGTTAGCGAAACGGATTCGTCAGCGTAAACGCTATAGACGCCAACGCTTCCCACTGAAGCCGATGGAGTGCAGAAAAATTGATTGCATTGTGACGCCATCCAGAGCGCAGCAGAACAGCATTGGTCATCGGTAAAAGCGACGGTTTCCTTTGAAAGTCCAAGAGCCTTAATCTCGTCGGCAATTTCGGGGACGCCGGTCACAGTTCCGCCCGGTGAACGAAAATCAAAAATTACAAACTGAATCTGTGCGTCAGTTTCCGCCGTCTCGATGTCTTGGCGCACTTGATCTAGCGAACATCCTCCGCAATCCACTTCCATGCCGCTCAAGTGCTGCCCAATGATGCCGTGAACGGGAATGACCATGACGTTGCCGTCTATCTCGCTTTGCGCCACTTCCTCGACGCTCTCCGCCATTGGATCGACGCCACTTAAAGCACGCTGAAGGCCGTCTCGAATCGCCTGATGCTTTTGCGCGGTAATGAGCCAAGGCTCGCCGTAAACTTTGCTTAGAATGTGGTGGTATGATTTCATTCTGAGGCTGTTTCGTCGGCGGGTGTTTCTTGCGCTTCGTCAGCAGCGGCTTCGATTGAAAGGGTTGGGTCGCCGTTAGGTGAAGGCCAAACTATCTCGGCAGGTTTCACGCCGGTCTTAGTCTTGGCGCATTCTTGATTTAAGAAGTCTCGATATCGGATTTGCGCTTTCGTTAGTGCTCGCCAATCGCCGCCACGTTTTGCAATAACGTCCTGCTGGCAAGCTATACCCGAGCGCAGTTCGTTAATCGCAACGTCGCTTGAATATTTCTCATCAGCGGTGAGTCTGGACGGCCCTTGGTAAGTCCATTTGTACCATTCAGGAGATGGTCGAAGCTGGCCCAACTTGATCGCTTTCGAGATTCGCCAGCCGTCGATTGAGCGCATCAAAGGAGCTATGAGCATGTCTTGAATCAGCTCGATTTGACGGTTGATCTTCTCGACTACAACCCGCATTTGCGCCCCGCCTGCCTTGGTTGGGTCCAAGCTGAAATCCATTGACCAACCCATTCCAGAAAATGCAGCGCGGGTGATCTTGTCTTCAAAGGCCTGCTGGTTGTTAGATGGCCGGTCGTTCTGGAAGCCTGTAAGGCGGTTTCCGCTCTTGCTGCGGAAGTATCTAGTGGTTCCTCCGTCGTAGCTTTCGGTGATTAATCCGGTAGGTGTGCCGGTCGTTACCGATGTCGGATCGGGTAACACTAGGTTGTCACCCGGAAGAGCCTCGCCGTTTTCATTTTCTTCTATGAGCGCGATAGATGCGCCTATTTTCTGCGCCAGAAGCTCGAACTTGCGATATTCAGCAATGTCTTGCCAATCGAAAATGTTAGTTGCGATCTGAGAAACGCCGCGCACTTGGTCGCCGTATTCCGGTATGAAACACAGTTTCATATCCCTCGCTGGCACATCTACAAAATTTCCATTTGCGTTGTTTTCCGCATAGATTCGGTACGCCAGCGGCTGACCGAAGTCCCCAACGATGACGCCATCTATGATCCTGCGTCCGTCGTAGTCTCCACCTTCAACGATTGAGCCGGTTACAAGCCTTCCGCCGATGCGATGGCCGGGGATGAATTGCAGTTGAGGGTATCCAGCGGGAGTATCGCAGAAAAGAATCCCGCAATCGCAGTCACGGAGAAAGGACAGGACGACATTACGTCGAAGAGTGGCCATGTTGAAAGGCCATCCCTTCACGTCACAAATGAGGTCATGGTTACGAAGCCACGCCTCGGCCTCTTCACCCCATGCTTGGTCTTCACCATCAAATTGAGCAATGAAATGAGAGCTTGTATAGGTCGCGATCTCATTAACCGCGCCTCGTACCTGCGGGACGTTTGAGTAAACCCACCGGCCTATGGTGAGCATCGTGCGTCGTGCGATGCTGGACACGTTTCTATGCGTGTCATAATCTAACGGAGCGATTGCTTTGCGGTCGGTGGTCTGGATCCCAGACTCGTAAAGCTTGTTGCCTGATTGCCCCGATGCCCATTTGCGCTCAAGATATGTTAGCGGTGCGCTCATTTATGGGTAAGCCACCATCTTTGTGCGCGTGACTCGGTATTGCGCTGGGTAGGTTGTCGGATTTAGCAGCGTTAAAGCTGAATAGACGCGCTCAATCTTGGCTTGCACGTCTTTGGCGAGGTCGAACGCAGCCGTTACATCGCCCGAACCAGTTGAGATAATGGTTTGCGCGTTAACGTACTGATCTTGCAATGCTGCTAGGTCAGCCGCAAGCAAGGCTTCGGATCGTCCCTTAAGATAGTTGTAGGCCACTACCAAGGGGCCAACGTCAACGCTTTAGGCGGTTGTCTCTTCCTCTTGCACTTCTTCCTTGTCTTCCGTTTCCACCACTCCAGAGCCCAAGATGCCCACGCGCAAGGCTTGTAGGGTTTGAAGTTGCTCGCAATCCCATGCGTGGTTTGGTCGCTTACCTATCTGTTGCCAGACTTCGCGGGTAGTCATGCCTTTACGCACTCGCACTTTTCGTTCTGAGAATTGCCCCTCTTGCCAATCTTTATCATCTAGGCCAAGCCATTCCGCGCCCTTTCCGTCTCGGAGCTTCACAGTGATGTCTTTGACTGCGTTGTTACTCCATAATACCAGCTTGCAATACAGGTTGCGCTGCGATGAATCTCCGATCTTAGATTTGACATACTGAGGCTTTCCGTATGGCTGCAAGACAACCCGACCCTTGCCTATGGAGTGCTTGTATGATTTGTTAGCCAGCCCTTCACCCTTGGTTGCTAGCCACCCCCACCAATCCCGGCTTGCTCCTCCGTTGAAAGTTTTAACGGAATTTCTCAAAGCGCATTCAGAATAAACCTCCTCCGTGTTGAATCCTGAGTCTACGAGAACAAAGCCCGGATCAACTTTGTACTCGTCCAGTTTCTCCTGAACCTCGGCCCACGTCTCAGACCGACCGAACCATAAAGCTCGGCTTCGCCCATCGCTAGACCATGCCCTAATCAGCACCCAGAAGTGATCTCGTTGAACGTCTACGGTTCCGAAGCGGTGTTTTTCGTCTGGCCATTCGCCTTCTGGCGTGGTTGGTAAGAATTTGGATTCCGAGAACTGGTGAGGATTCCAGCTTTCCGCCATGCGCTTTTGCAGAAATTCCTTTAAGGGAAGGTCGTTGCCATTCCTTGAATCCTGCGTAGCTAGGACAAATTCAACCACAAGCTGACCGTGCGAGACTTCGTGAGGTGGAAGGCAAAGCGCATTCCATCGGAAGGACCGGCAGCGGGGAGCCGATTGGAAATTTGTGCGGACGTATCCGCCAATGTCGTTGGCTTTCTTGGCAAATTCCGACGTGTGAACGAATCGAGTCAGGCAATGCTCGCATTCGTAACGAACCGACTCCATGAGCCGCGAAAGGTCGTAGGAGCCATCCTGATTCTTGCAGCCTTCATTGTCCCACTTGAGCCTTTCCAGCTTCGGGAAGGATAGCTTCTGGCAGTTGGGGCAGCCAAGGTGCCATTCTTCTTTTGTTCCTGATTCAAATTCAACGTCTAGGTCTTGGCCCTTGTCGCCAGCCGTGGAGACTTTGAAAATCTTTTTGTTCCAGTATTTGGTGCATCGCTTCTTGGCTTCCTTTAGGAAACCCTGCTTCCATAGATAAACCTCGTCACAGTTAACGCGACGAGCTGTCTTTGATTGGAGGTTGTTTGTATTTGCACCAGCGAGGATAACGAAGCCACTCGGAAGCGAGACGTAATTGATCTTCTTCTTACTTCGATCTTCGGGGACTACCAGTTGCCCACCAATGCCCAAGCGTTCAAGCGCGGGCATGAACCGTTCGATGGCCATCAGGTTAGCGTCATCGTCTGTCTGTGCGTAGTATAGCGATGGGCTTGGGTCGTTTGACGCAGCCCAGAGCATGCATCCCAAGAGCATCGTAGTCTTGGCTCCTTGTACGCAGCACTGGCAAGTGTCCTCGATGCTGTCCGTGGATGCGTAGGCTTCCATCGGAAGCTTGAGCCACGGGGTCAGGTCGGAGCGGAACCTTGAACCCATCGGGGAGTCTTTCAGGAAAAGGTATTCATCACACCACTCCCAAGGCTTATGCTCTGAGATCGTGGGGACGTAATCACCCCACGGTCGCAGCGTAGCTTCCATATCGCTTCTTCAAGTCCTTCGCCAATGCGATCCGCGATGCGTTGAGTAGTGTTTTCTTTGCTGATTCACCCACCGCAGATTCCAGCTCGGTAACAAGCGGGTCTTCGCGCTTTTGGAGTTCGGCGAATACAGTTGAGATCGCTTCGGCAACATAGGTTTCAGCTTTTGAGATTGCGATGAATCCGCCTTCCTGATGATCGTTGGCAAGTCGCAGCTTGCGGATTTTCTCGACCAGCTCTTGACGCTTCAACTCCGCGATGACGGGAGATGATTTGGAAAGTGTCTTATCTGACTTCGCTGCTGCCTCGATGAACTTAAGAACCTCTCCGTACACATACCCGCCATCCGGCCCCGCCTTGGGGCTGTCAGGCATGTTTAAGTAGGTATCCAGAGTCTTGCGCTGGATGTTTAGCCTGCGTGCCAGCTCGTTCTTTTTAAGTGTCATTTTGTGTGTAATCGGTTTTCAAAAAGGTTCATACGAAACTACCTATCCCTCCTCTTGGTAACCCACGCTTTGTGGAATGTTAAAAGATTCCTTACCGGGTGGCCTATCCACGCTATTACCACGCAAAGGATTGTTGGCCCTTTCATGTTCAAGGTTAATCAATTGATCGATGCGCTTTATACTCACATCAAGACAGCGCAAAGCAGCGCGATACACTGCCATTTTTTTCTCTGTCAACTCATTGATCTTATCCTTGTTGTACTTGATTCGAGAATTGACGTTGTTACGAAGCGTCTTCCAATGAGTTGCTACTCTCTTGTCTATTTGATCAACAAGCGCATTTGTGACCGCAGTGTTTGCGCCGCATATTGATCCAATCTCAAGCGAGTCATCGAAGTCGGATAACTCATATTCAGTATTGAAGCTGTTGGATGTTCTTCTAATAGAAGGAAACCAAGGCCCTTCATAAGGCTTGTACTTACCCTCTTCTTCGCTCCATGTACGGCATTCAACACAGTGCAACGGAGCGGTTTTGTAGTATCCATCAAGAGCCCCACAATGGTTACACTTCTTGCTTCCTTTCCTCATAATATCTTGACACATTCCACCCTCACCCCTGTATGATCGGGGCAAACGGGGCTTCTTCTCCCATTACCACATCAACGTTGATAACATTATCAGGATTAAAGCACTCCAATAGATCCACCGCTTGATCCTTTAGTGCCTCGCGCTCGATGCTGGTCAGTGCGTTGTACCCCCCTTGCAACTTCGTCCTGATGCCCTGCATAGCCTTTAGCAACACCTCATAAAGGATTGGCTGCGGCTTCTCCTTTTTAACTCCATCGCGCTGATACGGTCGCCTAGCAAGAACCCCAGCCTGCTTAAGCGTTCCAGCATCCAAAAGCCTTGGCGAAATAAACTCACCAGCCAAAACCTCGTCACCCTCGATTACGTGACCACTCAACACTGCATCTCTTGCAGTGTTCGCCTTCGCCATGTAATTGATTAGAGACTTGTAGCAGTACCTTCCTCCAGTCGCTATCGTAGCCCTA